CTACAGCGTGATCGGCTTCAACTTGAGCCCCATGGCCTGGGCCTGCACTGCCGCGCCGCTGAAGGCCGCCGCATTGCTGGGTGGTGGCGTGGGGCCGTGCACATGCGCGGCCAGTTCGGTGTTCATCGCCTGGACCAGCTCGAGCAGGTCGCAGAGCACCTGCAGCACATTCACCGCCTCCGAGCCCAGCCAGGTCTTTGGCGCCTGCAGGCGCTGGCTGAGTTTCACCACGCTGTCGCGCAGGCCCTCGATGCGTTCCTGGACGTCGCCGCCGATCGCCGCGTTGAGCTTTTGCCCAACCGCCAGGTTCAGGTCGCGCCCGGTGGCCTGGTGCAGGTCGTCGAGGGCGGCCAGGCTGGCGGAGCCGCCGGACAGCAGCTTGAGCGCGCCGAGGGCCTCGATCTTCTTCACCCCGCCCACCGTTTCGGTCGAGTGGTCGTCCACCGTGCGGGCATGGCTCTGGAACTGCTCGGTATTGGCCAGTGCCTCGACCTCGCGCTCGATCGCCTTGTCGCGGATCCGGCCATCGGTCTGGCGCAGCCAGTTGCCATCGGCGTCGGCGCGCTGCTGGCAGGCCTCACTGTGTTGCCATACCAGATCACCCTTCGGCACCCTGGGCAGGCTGAGCCCATGGGGCAGGATCTGCTGGATGAACGGTTTGTGGGGCAGGCCGTAGGCGAACGACACCACCACGGTGGTGCCTTCTTCGGGGAAACCGAACATGCCGCGCTCCTGGCCGCCCATGGGCGCCGGCAGCGGCAGGCTGGTGAACACCGGCAGCACCGGGTCGGGCTCGCCATCTGGTAGCAGCACCTGGACATCGACACCGAAGCGCGGGCGGAAGTCGTCGCACAGCCCGGACGTCGCTGGCGCATCGGGGACCGCGACCACGCGGCCGAAGCGCGGTAGGTGGTAGCCGCCGGTGATCTCGGGGAACTGGCGCGCTACGGCGCGGCGGATTGCGTCTTCCATCGGATGGCCATCTGGTTGCCGGCGAGCGCGACATGGGTCACGCGCTCGCCGTGGTTGATCGGTGCGCCTGGACGCAGCCCTGGCAGGGCGGCAATCGTGGCGCTCTGGTTGCCCTGGTAGTTGTCGAACAGCTCCGTGGGCAGTTGCAGCGCGGGGCGGGCGCCGAAGTAGCTGTCGGCCCAGCTGCCCACGTACACCTCGCCATTGCCCTGCTGCTGCCAGATGAAGTCGGGGATGTCGAACACCTGGGCCAGGCTCTCCATGGCCTGGAAGCCGGCGGCCAAGCTGTAGAAGAACGGTGCGCGCACCGAGGCGTAGGGCCGCTCGGGCACGCGAAAGCGCAGGCCGGTCTGCTGGCCGACCTGGTCGAGCACGCCGTGCAGGTCGACATGGCGCAGGTTCATCGGCAGCGGCCTGGCCAGGATCGCCGCCAGCTCGCGGCAGAACAGCACCTGCTGCTTGGCGTTGGCGGTGGTGCAGCGTTCGACATAGCCGATGAAATGCCGCTGCGGCGTGCTGTCGTTGTAGCCGATGTCGAGGGTGACCAGGCCCTTGAGGGGCGCCCCGGCCTGGACGATGAAGGTCGCCCGCCCCGGGTTGCGCAGCTCCAGACGCACGTCCGCCCTGATCAGGCTATAGCGCTCGCCTGCCACGCTGAGTACCTGATGCAGTTTCATGGTTTCTCCCCCAGCCAGTCGTCCACTTTCTTCAACAGTTTTTCGAAACTGGTCAGCTCCGGATCCTTGTCATCCTCGTCATCTTCCGCCCCTGCCGCGGCGCCGGGTGCGGCCTGTGCCTTGACGCGCTTTTTGGCGCGGCGCTTCTCGACCTTTTCCGGGTTGGAGGTCTTCTCGGCCAGGCCGAACTGCACCCGCCAGCAGGCCAGCGCATCGTCCTCCCGGACGTTGACGTTGTCGGCGAAGCACACCTGGCGGATGCCGAAGGCCTCGGCCGTGTCGTTGACGATGCGGTAGGTCTTGAGCTGGCCGCCACTCTGGGTGGCTTCGGCCAGGCGCATCAGGTTGCGCAGCCAGACGCTGTTGACGTAGGGGATGGTCAGGGTGACGGTAAGGGTCTTGGGTTTGAAGCCTTTGTGCGCGGTGTCGGTGTTGCTGGTCTGTCCGGACAGGTCCTCGGCTTCGATGCGCAGGTTGCCGGTGACTTTCAGGGTCTTGCCTTCGACGGGCTGGCCGTCCAACAGTAGCAGTGTCATAAACCCACCATTTCACGAACGAAGCTCAGGCCTTTTGCCGAGCCGACCAGGATCACGCCAGCGCTCATCACCCACTCATGCCCCGGGGCATCGCCTTCGAGCAGCATGCGCCGCAGTTGTGTGTTGTTGCCCGGGCCGAGCAGGCGGGCGCGTACCAAGCTGTCGGCCTGGCCGCCCTCCAGCAGTTGGCGCAGGTCGGCCAGGCGCTGGTCGCGGACCTGCTGCTGGTTGGCCTTGCGCGCCGCCAGCCCGGCGAGGTCGCTCATGGGCGAGCTGTCGGCGGCGTAGCTTTCCAGCACCGCGATCTGCCCGGCGATCGATTGCTGCGCGGCCTTGAGCACCGTGCAACGCTCCAGGGGCAGCGACGCCCAGCGGGGCATTGGAGCGGACTGGGGAATTTGCCATTTTTCGGTTTCGAGCTTGACCAGGTGCTCGGCGCGGCGCTGTGCGCGGACCAGCTCGGGTATGGGCATCAATGCGTTGAAGCGCGCCAGCCCGGCGGCCAGCTGTTCGTAGCGGGTACTTAGAAACAGCAGGCACAGCGCGTGCAAGTCGCCCTGGGGGCGGCCCGCGTCGGTGCCATCGGTCAGCTTGTCGGCGAGTTGCTGCAACAGGTTGGGAGCCGACAGGAAACGCTGGTAGCCGCGCCCCTGGCCGATACCGCTCTGGAAGGGAGTGACTACCAGGCACGCTGGTACTTCGCCCAGTTGTTCGGCCAGGGCCTGGCGCCCGGCTGCGATCGCACCCTGGGCCGCCTCGCCGACCGGTCCGGGGTTGGTGGTCGCCAGCCCTTGCAGGCCGGCCAGCCGCTGGCCGGTGCTGGCCAATTCGTTGCCGGCCAGGGTTTTGGCCGCTTGCAACTGGTCCATCCAGCGTGTCGCTTCGCTCGGCCAGCGCATGGCGACAGGCGACCAGCTCATGCCGGCACCGTCCACTGGATGGCGCGCAGGGCATTGAGCTTCTTGTCCTGCAGCGCCTTGGCCGCGTCACGCTTGAGTTGGTCGGCGTGTTGCAGGGCCATCTGCTTGAACAGGACCAGATCCCTGTTCACCTGAAGCAGTTGGTCGCGGGTGTGGACCAGGAACTGACGCACGCCATCGCTGCCGGCGCAGGGGTAGGCGCTGTCCAGGCCGCTGAACACCAGGCCGGTCAGGTTGACCTGGTCTTCCAGCGAGCTGCTGTAGCGGTGCGCCTCGCCCAGGGCGGCCGAATCGAAGCCAGCCTCGATGTATTGCGCGCAGCCGGTGTTGATCTCGCCCAGCTTCTGCTGGTGGAGCTTGACCAGAACGGCGGCGGTGTCGTCCACCCATTCGCAGTTCTTCCACACCTGGTCCGGTCCGGGCTTTTTCACCGTGTAACCCGAGGGGATCGGCCCCATGCCGGTGATGGTCAGGGCCTCGGCTGTGGTGATGCTGTAGACCACCAGGCCGTCGTAGTAATCCACCAGGGACCAGGCCTGGCCGTTCCAATGGGCGGCCTTGTGCTCGGGGATCGACGGCGGCGCCGTCTCCACGCAGCCGCCGGGAATCAGGAACACACCGGGCTCCAGCGGCGACTCGTCCGCTTCTGCGGTACCAGTGAACAAGCCCAGTGGGGATGTCTGGTAGACCTTTTTTGTCTTTGCCATCGGTCACCTCAATATTTGATGAAGTAGTACAGGGCCATGTTCACAGGCCGTGCCTCGGCCCCGCCGGAGGGATCCACAATTACCGAGTGGGTATGCGCACCATCGGTTGTGATGTTCACGGTGTGGCTGTGGTCTCCGGCGGCCTGGATACGATTGTTGGCCACCCAGTTCACGCCGGCCTGGTGCATGGCGGCACCGATCCCCGGGATATCCTGGGTCGTCGGTGTATTCACGTAGTTGAAGGCGTGGGTATGGTTGCCTGCGACCGATGTAGTGCTACCGGCATGCACATGGGCACCAGCCTGGCTGGTAGAGGTATTGTGGGCGTGGTACTGGTTCTGGTTTTGCTGGAACGTGCCTGGTGAGCGCCCAAAATCCAGGCCTTTACCGTCATCGACATCACGAATGAACAGACCACGGGTATCTGGCAGGTTGAACGTAGTTGCCCCGTCGCCCGCTCCGTAGTAGGTACCGATCGCAGCGAACAAGGCTGCGAATGTCGTTCGGCTGATGGCCGCGCCATTACAGCGAAGCGTGCCAGTCGGTGCGGCACGGCTGAACGTCTGGATAAGCGTCCCAGGCGGGACGATGGCCTCGGGCGTCAAGTTTCCGCTGTGGAACACCTCGACCGTTGGAGTCCACTGCCCCTGGGTGGTCGTGGCGCGGGCAAACATGCGCACTCCAGGGCCTCCCTGGCTCATTGCAATCTGAGCAGAGAACTTCTCGGAGTAGTACGGCATGTTAAGCACGCTGCAGTAGTTCGCCAGCGAGGTCGGGCCGTCGGCTATCGTGTGAAAGCCCCCGGCCAGCCCGATAGTGTCGACCGGGCTGAGGGCGGCGAAGTTGGACGCCAATCCATAGTCGCCGCGTTTGACGGCGTCGGTGATGCCGTACCCCTGCAAGGTGGTCGGTTTGCCGCTGGTGATCTTGCTCCAGTCCAGGCTGGGGATATCGACCTGCAGCAGTGCCTCGCTACCGATTACCTGGCCCTTGCCGTTGATCGTGACTTTGGAGTAAGTCCCGGGCACCACGCCCATGTCCGCAAGCGTGGCCTGGATCGCCACGTTCCTGGAGCCGTCGAAGTCCACGTGCCCGACGACATCGCCCTGCAACGCGATCTGACGCGCTTCGGCCAGCTGGCGCGACTTGCCGGCGGAGGTCACTCCCTCCTCGAGGTCCGTAACTGACCTGCGGCTGGCGAAGTGGTCCACCAGCGGGCCGGCGATGGGCACGGACTTGCGCTTGTCGGCGATGACCCCGGAGCTGGCGATGTCCGCCAGTTGGATGCAGTAAACCCAGCCGTCAGGAGTGACGGAATCCTGCTGGTCGGGCAGGTACACGACTTTCCAGCTGGGTATCACATCGTTCTGCTTGCGCTGCCAGGTGATGTGAATCCACACCTGGGTCGCGTCTTGCGGCGGGCTCAGCGGCACGGCCTTGGGCAGCTCCAGGCGCATGCCTTCCAGGTAGGCGGTGCCGGCGGCCAGCTGGTAGTTGTCGCCCATCTTCTGGAACTGCAGACCGTCGCCGAAGAAGCACGCTCGCCCATACACGTCGCGGTTGCTCAGGCGCTCGCGCTCGTCGATGCCTTTCAGGCGCACGGTGAAATCGTGCTGCCAGGTGCTGGCATCGATGGTGATGCCGGTCAGTTCCTGGGCGCCGCTGTATTCCACCAGGATATTGCGGGTGACGTTGTTGCCGATCTGCAGCGGCGGGATGTTGCGCCGTTTCTGCTGCAGCGGCAGGTAGGCCACGGCGAACAGCACGCCCTCGGCGCTTTCCAGGCCCATCCAGTTCCAGTCGAAGTCGCCGATGTCGCTGCCCAGCATCGAGCTGTAGACGACCTGGTTGGGGTTCACGTAGCCGCTGTTGCCCGCCGGGATGTCGTAGCTGTGCACGATCTGGCTGGCCGGCGGCTTGGTCGCGGCGCGGTCGACCGGCGTGTTCGGATCGAGCCCGGGCACATTGGCGTAGATGAAACGGGTGATCTGCAGGACTTCCTTGGCCCCCTGCTTCTGGGCGATCAGGCTTTCGCCGGCGAAGGTGATTCTGGCCACGGCGGGCTCCTAGAGCGTGGCGACCAGCGTCTGCTGGTCGTCGTTGAATTGGACTGCGGCAATGCGCAGGGTCACGGGGGTGATGCTGACGAAGTCGTAGCGGCGGCAGGTCCGGCCGTACTGCTGGATCAGCACCCGCAGCAGCTCGGGGTTTTCCGACAGTTGCGAGTCGGAAAGGCGCAGCAGGACCACATCCCAGTCGCGGTCCGGCATACGTTCGTCGATCTCGACATAGCCGACGCCGAGCCGGCGCAGGATGCGTTTGAGCCCTGCGGTGCTGCCGGCATCGACCGCGTTGATGAAGGCGAACTTCACCCGCAGCCGGTACAGGCTTTCCGGCTCGTCCTTGAAGCGGGTGATATCGCGTTGCCAGGCGAGCAGGTCCAGCACGGTGAGGTGGCAGATCTCGGCGTCCATCTGCAGCAGCGGCCAGCGCAGCCACTCGGTCACCCTGGCCCACCAGGCCTGGGCGGCGTCCTTGAGCTTGGTCAGTTCGGTGCCGGCGAGCCAGAACGGCAGTTTCAGCGGGTTCATACCAGGTCCACCCGCAGGTTGGCGATGCGCGCGATGCTCAGCGGCGAGACGATGTCCTCGTTGGCGAAGTGCAGCGATTCGATGTCGTCGAAGGCCTTGTGCAGTTCTTCGGCCAGGCGGCTGAAGGAGAATCGCGATTGTGGGTAGGTCAGCGTCGGGCGGTAGTCGCTGGCCGTGCTTTCACGGAACGCCGCGCGGATGAACTGGGCAATGCCTTGCTGCAATGCCTCGCGGCGCTTCGTCGTCAGGTTCGCCTGCGGCCAGACCGTCAGCGCGATGTCGTGCCGCGTCTCGGGCATGACCATCACCAGCAGGTCGTCGCCGTGGCCGTGGTTGCCCTCGTCGCGCACGTGGTTGTTGATCTGCTCCAGGTACGCCTGCGCCGGCACATCGGCGTCGAACAGCACGTAGGCGTTGGCGCTGCCCGGACCGCGCGGCGCGTCGTGGAGGAAGTACACGCCGTCGGGGCGCACGCCCGGGAAGGCGGCGATCATCGCGCGGTAGACCGCGTCGGTGTGCCATTGGTTGACCGCGCTGAACTGGTTGCGAGTGCGCAGGCGCAACTGCTCGTCGGGCTCGGGGTCGGCCCCGGGCGAGGTCATCCAGCCGTCGTCGTTGACCACCTGGACGATCCCCGCCACCGGCTCGGGCAGGATGGCGTAGTAGCCGGGCGCCAGGTTGTAGCCGCTGCCGACCTGCTGGGCCTGGACCTTGACCGACTGTTGCAGGCGACCTTCTGGAAACACCGCGTCCTCGATGGTCACCAGTTGGTAGACGTGGCCGTTGATCGCGGCGGATTGCACCACGACGCCGGCGCGCATCAGCAGCTCGCCGGCGCTGTTTTCACGGGTGAACAACAGCTGGCCCTGGGCCTTGGTCGCGCCCTTGCGCTCGATGTTCACCGCCCAGGCCAGGCTGTCCAGCCAGGCGCCGCTGGCGGTCTTGACGAAGAAGTTGGGCAGCACGGTGTCGCTGATGAAGCCGACCAGCCAGAGCACCGGCTTTGTCACCAGTGCCGTCACCACCCGCCAGAACGGCGAGTAGGCGCTGGTGTTGCTGAGCTTGCTGCCCTGGGCGGCCACTTCGGCCTCCCAGGCCTTGTGCAGCGCCGCTTCGGTGGTGGGAATGCCGGCGTCGGCCAGCACCTTGCGAAAGTCCAAGTCGCTCACAGGTATACCTCGATGTCACCGAATTTCAGGGTTTTCGCCGTGACCCGGTACACGCCCGGCCGCTCTTGCAGGATGCGGGCGGTACCGGGCAGCAGGCGCTCGTCGTCCTCCACCAGCAGTTCCAACTGCAGGATGCAGTCGGCCTGGCGCTGGCGGCTGCGCTCGGCCACCAGGGTCACCAGCAGGCCGCTGTCGCGGATCATGTGGGCGATGTCCTGGGCGATGCTGGCGCGGTCCTCGATCAGCAGCGGTTGATGGGAAGGGTCCAGGACCAGGTCGTTGTCGTGGATCAGCAGGTCGATGTAGTCGCTCATCAGCCCACCGCCATTTCCATCATCTGTTCGAGCTCCAGCGGGTTCATGGTCTTGCTGGTGTTGATCTCCACCTTCTCGACATGCATGCGCCGGTCCTGCGCCTGGGTGGTGTTCTGGATCTGGGTCATCAGGCCTCCCTGGGGAACGCTCGTCGGGCTGGCCGGCGAGAGGTTGAGTGCGGTCTGGGTCATGCGCTGGCGCTGTTGGTCGAGCTGCTCGATCGGCGTCATCAGCGGGGTGGGTGCAGGCACCTGCATCAGGTGCTTGATGGACGGTGGCTGGCTGGTGATGGGCAGGATGCCGATCGGCGCGACCTGGCCAGGCAACTGAGGCACTTCGGGTGCCTTTGGCAGATCGCTGAAACGTGTCTCGATGTTCACGCCCGGGATCTTGTTCAACATCTCGATCAGGCCGTCCACCGCGCTGCGGAATATCCTGCTGATGCCGTCCCAGGCGCTTTTTGCGAAGTCCGCCCAGCCACTCATCGAGCCGAACAATGCGCCCAGCGCGTTGAATTGCGCGCTGACCCACTGGAACGCTGTGTTCTCGAGCAGGGCCGCCTTGAAGTCGTCCCAGTACCTGACGACCAGAGCGACGATCGTGATCAATACGGCGATGCCGGCGACAACGAGGCCAATCGGGTTGGCGTACATGGCCGCGTTGACCAGCCAGGTCACGGTTTGCCAGGCGAGCATCGCCAGGCGCAGGGTGCCGAGCACCGCGATCATGAGCAGTACCCTGCCGACCAGGAGCACGCATTGAATGGAGTGCAGGATGAACACGGCCAGGCTTCGCAATCCGGTCAGGTTGAGCAGCGCCCAGACGGTCTGCAGCCCCAGCATGGCGACCCGGGCGATACCGACGGCGACTGCCAGCGCGCTCAGGGCGGCGCCCATGCCGGCGATGATGAGTGTGGCAATGCCGACGACCCGGGTGATATTGGGGAACAGCTTGATCCAGCGGACCAGGGTCTGGGCGATCTCGACCAGGCGTGCCATCAGCGGTTGCAAAATGGGAATCAGCGCCTGGCCGAAGGCGATGCGCAGCCCTTTTACCGCAGCCCCCAACTGCTGCCAGGGGTCGACCATGGCCTTGGCCATCTGTGCGGCCTGTTCAAGGCCACGCACCTGGCCCAGCTTGTCGATGCCGTTCTTGAGACGGTCGGTGTCCTGGGCCAGGGCGCCGATGAGCTGGGCCGCCTCACCGCCGAAGGCCTCGGTGATCTTGGCGTTGGCCGCAGCTCCGCGCAGGTCGCCGAACCTACCCCGCAGCTTGGCCAGGATGTCCAGCATCGGCAGGACCTTGCCATTGGTGTCGGTGAACTTGATGCCGAGCTTGTCCGAGGCGTCCTCGATGTTCTCGAAGAAGGCCTTGTAAAGCCCACCGGCCGCGCTGCCGTCCATGCTGCCGGACAGGCTGCCGATCACGGCCATCTGCTCGGCCAGGCCGATGCCGGCGGCGGAAGCCTGGGCGCCGGCCTCCTTGAAACCATCCTTCATCTGTTCGCCGCTGGTGCGGAACAGCTGGACCGCCAGGGCGGTCTGCCCGCCCAGGATCTTGACCCACTGGCCCTTGCCCATGGCGTCGGCCTCCTGCTTGTGCAGGTTGTACATCGTGCCGACGTACTCGGCCATCACGTCCTGGTCGGACTTGGTGGCCTTGGCCAGCACGCTGCTGGCGTAGGTGAACGTGGCCAGCTGGGAGCCGGAAAGGCCCTTGATCGCGCCTTCGATCTTGTACGCCGAGGCGACGAAGTCCCGGGCGTTCTCTCCATAGGCGATGGAGAACGCCAGGGCTTTCCTGTTCAAGGCCTCCAGGGCGTCCTCGGCCACGCCAAGCGAGCGCACATCCCCAAGGGCACGGTTCATTTCCAGGGCGGGCTCAAGGAAGGTGCCAAAGCCGCTGGCGGAGTTTTGCAGCTTCTGCGTGCCATCGCTGATCTGCTTGATGGCGGTCTGACTTTTCTCGGTCAGCTTGTTGAAACCTTGGGTCATCCTCGCCAGCGGCGCGGTGACTTTGTCGGTCAGCGACAGGATGAAATCCAGCCGGCTGATTGCGGTGTTCGCGCTCATGGGATGTCAGCTTCCGTTGAATGCACGTGCGATGCCGTTGGCAATGGCGATTTCCATTCGCCGCCAGTGCTCGTCCTCCAGCCACTTGGCTGTGCCCAGGTTCTCGGGCGTGGTCTGGGCACCGGGCAGCCAGCGTTCGGCCAGGGCCAGCAACTGGCCCAGGCCGTCCTCGGTCAGTCGCTCTGCGTGGCCGAGCGCTTTTTTACGGTGACCTCGACGGTCGGCGCGTATTCCTCGACCAGGGCACCCGCCAGCTGGATGACGGTCATCGGGTTGGCCAGCAGCGGCTTGAGCTGGTCCTTGTGCTCGGGCTTCACGGCGGTGACCAGCAGGTTGTTGGCCGGTGCGACCTTGTTGGACGGGGTCAGGGCGTTGATGTACTTGGTCATCAGGGCTGGATCGACGGCGAAATCCAGGGACAGGTCGCCGACTTCCAGGGTGATTTCGGTGCGTTGGGTCATGGGGTACTACTCCAATGAAATACGGGAATCAAAACGAAGGGGTGAGCGCTGTGCTGCGCTCGCGGCGGTGCTGGCAGGGAACGCAGCGGCGCATGCCACCCAAGGCGCGGCGGGCCTCGGGGATCTCGTCGCCGCAGTCCGCGCAATCGGTGAGGCTCGGCCCAGTCGCCGCCCGTCGGTCACGCACAGCGGCGATCGCCAGATCACGCCTGAGCTGTTCCAGGGCCTGGGCGCGGTCGAATGGGCACACCATCAGCTCAGGCCCTCGACCTCGGCGAAGGACAGGTACGGCACGCCGTTGACATGGATGAAGTCCGGGCTGGTGACGTCGAACGGCAGCTTGTGCTTGGTCTTCTCGCCGCCCTTGGCGTCGATGTTGAGCAGGCTGGAGATCTTGAAGCGGCAGCCGAAGGCCTCGACGCGGATCTCGTCGGTGGGGGTCTTGGCGTAGAACAGCTGGTCGAAGGTGCCCAGCTGGCGGAAGCTGCCGGCCTTGGCGGCGGCTTCGATGATCAGGTTGAAGTTGCTGGTGTCCACTTCCAGCTCGCCGCTGGCGGCCACGTCACCGGCGACCCAGCCGTCCGGCACGCCCTTGGTGTGGGCCACGGCGCTGTTGTCGGTGATGTCGAGGGTTGCGCTTTCAACGTGGATCTTCAGGTCGCCCACGTTGATGTCGAAGTTCAAGCCACTGATCTTGGCCATGGGTTACTCCTGGTTGTCCTGGGAAAGGTCCAGCGCGATGTTCGCGGTGATGTCCTTGGGGCAGTTGTGCGGGCGGATGCGGATGAACACTTCCACCTGGGTGTGGCTCTTCCAGACGATGACCAGGTCGCCGTCGCGGGGTGGCTGGATTTCGCCCGGAAATACTTCGCCGGCGAACTTCACCGCCTTGGCCATGCGGCGCAGCGGCGCCATCAATGCGCTGGTGTTGGCGGCCATGCTGGCGGGGCTGTTGTTCAGGCGGCGGTCGCCGATACGACGGATCAGCAGCGGACGGACCTGGCGGGCGGCCTTGTCGGCCAGGCGCAGGTATTCCAGGACCTGGAAGTCGCTGGCGGCAGTGTCGAGCATGTTGGCGTCGCCCCAGTACACACCCTCGTAGTCCGGGTAGGTCTGGGATACGGAGAAGCGTGCCTTGTCCAGCTCGCTGCGTACTGCCGAGGGCAGCGGCACGCCGTCCTTGTCCGCAGGCACGCTGCCCAGGCCCAGGACAGGGCCACTGGCGACGCGCATCGGGGTATCGGCGATGCTCCAGGCGGCATTGGCCAGGCGACCGGCGAGCACGCCCAGGTCGTTGCCGTGCAGCTGCGGCACCACCACGACACGTGGCGCGGCGATACCGTCGGTGAGCGCCTTCTGCTCGAGCAGGTAGTCCGACCAGGTCACGGTCGGCAGGATGCCGGCGGACGCGGCCAGGACGAACGAGCGCCGGCCATGGCGGGCGTTCAGTTGTTCGGCGGCGGTGTGCAAGGCCAGCAGTTCCGCGCCGGCGGTCACCGGTTTGGTGACGACGATGCCTTCGACCGAGTAGCCGTGTTGCTGGGCGTACTCCAGGGCGCTGGCCCAGTCGCCTTCGGCGCCGATCGGCGCGGCCAGGCAGGCCCAGCGGCTGCCGCCGTTGGCGCGGGCGGCGATCAGTTGGGTCTTCAGGTCGCTGGCGGCCACGCCCAGTTCGTTGTCCAGGTCGCTGTCAGTGTTCAGGGCCAACAGCTTGCCGACGTTCTTGGCGGCGGGGCCGATGAAAAGGAAGTAGCGCTCGATCTCGGTCACGGCACCCTGGCCGAGGTTGAGATTGTTCACGCTGATTTTACCGAGTGCCATAGGTTGCCTCGTTAGCGGGGTGATTGAAGATTTGTGCCGGAGCCTGCCAATCAGGTTGCCGGCGGGGCGGGCGCTGGGCCCGGGTAACAGGTCAGGGGAGGGTGCCGCCCTGCACGACCACATCGCCTTGTTCGGCGACCCACAGGTCGTGGGGCTGGAATGACCAGGTCTTGCCGAAGACCTCGATTTCTCCGGCTGCGTCCTCGGTCAGGTAAAGGGGCTCGACGAACTCCAGAGCCAGCGACACATCCAGCAAGTCGCTGCCTGGGACCTTCTGTTTGACGGTGAGGGTCGGGGCCGGAAGGGCGAACAGCTGGCGCCCGGGGTCTTTGGCTTCCAGCCAACTCCCGGCGAGGGCCATCAGGCGTCCAGGATGGCCGCTGAAGTCGTCGAGATCGAACAGGGCGCGGTAGCGCAGGTTGCCCATGTGCAGACCCAGCTCGGTCTGTGTCCAGGCCAGTTGCAGGTCGAGTTGCTGCGCCTGGGCATGCAGTTGTTCAGCGGGCACCAGCTTGCGTTCGAGCAGGTAGCTGGTCAGTGCTTTCAACTGGTTCATGGGGCTGACCTCGGGGCGGGGTTGCCTGAATAAATCATCGTTGAGTACTCGTGTGAGAGTTTCTGGCTCTGAGGGCGGCATTCCAAAAAGCCCGCCGTGCAGGCTTTTCAGTAATGCGCGTGGTCACCGCTGGCCACGACTGGTGACGCCATGCGGTTGCGCTTCGAATTGGTGACTCCGACCGCGGCCGTGTGCCCGCCGGATAACTGATCGTGGTGCTTTACGCTGCACACCCGGGCCAGTTGCCAACCCTTTGAACAGTCGAGGCCTGTTCATCGCTGCCTGTGTAACGACCGGTTGCTGTCCGGTTCGAGACACAGATTATGCAGCAATGCATATGCAGTCAATGCGAATGTGGAAATATTTATGCATAAAGAATTGCCGATATGCATGCCGGTCTTTGCGGGCGGGGGTTGTAGGGCTTTTCTGTGGGCGAAAAAAAACCCGCCGAAGCGGGTTTTTTCAGGAGCGCTGCA